TATGCCGACACGGTGGCCCAATACATCGAGGGCGCCGACATCTTGGAGACCATCCCGGCGCGGCGGGTGGTGTGGGATTGGAAGACGGGCACGCCGAAGTGGGGCGCGTGGATCTTGGACGAGCATCGGGTGTTGGTGCCCGGGTGTCCGCCGGGGCACGTGCCGCTGGTGTTGCGGTCGGGGCAAGGCGGCGGGCGGCGCTACGTGGTGATGTTCCCCACGCCGTTCAATCCGTACACCAACGTCGAGGCCATCATCAGCGGTGCGGTGGGCAAGTCCCTCGAATTCTCCCTGGAGCGGCTCTACGGGTGGCCGACGCGGCGCGCGGCCAAGGCGTTCCCCAAGTTTGGCGACATCCACATCGTGAAGCCCGACCGGGTGCCCAAGCCGGCCGACCTCACCCTCTACCAGTTCACCGACCCGCACGGGCAGCGCAATTGGTTCAGCTTGTGGATCGGGGTGGCGGTCGATGGCACGGCCTACGTGATGAAGGAATGGCCGCCCGCGGAGTACGGCGAGTGGACGCTCCCGGGTGAGAAGCCCGACGGCAAGGTGGGGCCGGCACAGCGGTACGAGAGCGGCAAAGCGTTCAACGACTACAAGCGGCAGTTCTTGCAGGCCGAGGGGTGGCAGCGCGAGGAGCGCAGTCACGGGGCCATTGCCATGACGCGGCCGAAGGGGGGCGAGGTGCTGGAGATCCAAGAGCGCCGCATGGACCCGCGACCGGCGGGGACCAGCGTGCCGAGCGACGAGGAATCCAAGACGTACCTCGACTACATGCAGGAGCCGGTGCTGGCCAAGGACGGCACGGTGATGGTGCCGGGCCTGGACTTCATGGCGGCCGACCATTGCGGCCTGGAGGACGGCACGCAGCTCATCAACAACTGGCTCATCGACGGATGGGACGACCAGCAACCCACGAGCCCGCTGAACTGCCCGAAGCTCTACGTGAGCAGCGATTGCCCGAATCTCATCTACTCGCTGCGCACGTGGACCGGGCTGGATGGGGAGAAGGGTGCGAGCAAGGACCCGGTGGATTGCCTCAAAGGCGCGGCCAAGCAGGGGCTGGTCCACTACGGCAAAAACTACAAATGGCCCGAAGGCCACGGATGGAGATGAACCCGAAGCTGCCGCATGACCCGATGGTGGAACGGTCCCTGACGCTGCAACGGATGCTGCGGGCAGCCGGCTACGTCAAACGCGATGGCGTCGCCACGGCTGGGATCCGCCTGGTTTCCCGGCTGGCGAAAGAGCACGGCCTGCGCGACTGGCCACACACCCAGACCGTCGATGACTACGACGCGCTGATCGCGGTGTTGGGAGTTCATCTTTCCGAACGTGTGTTACCGACCACCCCATGACCCGAACTGAATTCCGCGCCCTCCCGCTCCTCGTGAAGCCTGCCCAAGCGGCCGAGCTGCTCGGGGTCAACGTCCGCAAGTTGTCGGAGGCGTACAGCGATGGGCGGTTGGTGCCTGTCTTGACAAAGAGGGGGCATCGGCGTTACCCCAAGCATCAACTCGCACGGCTGGTGGGTCTCGAAGATGCGCTCTGAGGGGCACGGAGCGCATACCCAGCCAACAACATGAGCGAGCCACTTTCCGATTCGGCCGATGCTTCTGCATCCGGTCTGGAGCATTACCGCGCCATCCTCCGCGATTTCGAGCGCGCAGGCACCACCGACAGCACCCTCGCCCGGGTCGCCCAGGGCGACGACATCCGCTACACGCGATGGCCGGGCCAATCCCCCGATGGCCGCCGGTGGGACGAGAACCAGGAGGACGGCAAGCCCGTGCTCCCCTACAACGGCGCGCCCGATACCCGCATCCCCCTGTCCGACGAGATCATCGGCGAAGAGGTGGACCTGTTGGTGACCGCCTTCTGGCTGGCCGACCTCAAGTTCTCGCCCATGGGCATGGAGGACGTCGCCACCGCCAAGCTCTGGCGGAAATACTTCGAGTGGCTGGTCTACACCCGGATGTTCCAGGAGCTGAACGCCGAGGTGGAGCTCTCCGCTCAATACCGCGGCGCCTACGGCTGGTGCGTGCTCCACATCGACTACCGGCGCGAGCTCGGCTTCCGCCGGCAGACCCTCACACTGGAGCAGCTCGGCGGCATGGACCCGTTGTTCCCGTTGCTCATCGGGGCGGGCACGCCGGAGACCGACCAGGTGGCGGTGGACATGCTCACCCAGCTTTATCGCCAGTACGCCGAGCAGCGGTCGACCGGTGTGGATGCCGTGGAGATCCCCGCGCTCAAGGCCAGCGCCGCGCGCAAGGCCATCCGCGAGCTGCGCAAGGAGGGCAAGGCATCGGTCGCGCTGCCCTATCTGTGCGAGAACCGGCCCCGGGTGAAGGCGCTGAAGCCGTATTCCGAGATCGTGGTGTGCTGGGGCAGCGGCGGCATCCAGGAGGCGCGCGGCGTGTACCCCTGCGAATGGTTCACCGAGGCCGAGCTCAAGGCCACGGCCGAGTCGGAGGGATGGGATGCGGATTGGCTCAAGGCCGCATTGGCCAGCAAGGGCAAGCGCAGCGCGTGGACTTGGGACCAGCAACAGATGGGCGTCTCCTATCAGGTCATCACCCAAGAGAAGCTTGAACTCATCGAGGTGTGCTACGGCTACACCAAGGTGGTGGACGAAGATGGCTGCGTCGTGGTGCGCAAGGTCACCTTCTGCCCGGCGGTCAAGGACCAGTTCGCGGCCAGCGAGGACCTCGAACACCTCGAAGGGCAATACCCCTTCGCCGAGGTGCGGCGCGAGCGGTTGGGTCGGTCGGTCACCGACACCCGGAGCATCAGCGAGGTGGCCGGGCCGTGGCAGGACGAGCTCAAGACGCACGCGGATGCCCTGAGCGTCTACGCCGAGCTGTCCACCACGCCGCCCATCCTCGGGCCCAAGCTGGGGTTCAACTACCGGTTCGGCCCGAGCGGTTACGTGGGCGATTCACGGGCGGCCAGCATCAAGCCGCTTGATCTCACCAAGCCCGGCGGGCAGGCAGGGTCGCTCCAGGTCATCGAGATGGTGCGGATGCGGGCGGCGCGGTACTTCGCGCGGCCCGACCCCGCGGTGCCGCCCATCGTCACCCAGCTCCGCCGGCAGCGCATCGCCGGGCAGTTCTTCGCGTGCTGGGCCAGCGCCTTCAAGCTCATGTTCCGGCTGGTCCGCCACTACGCCGACCCGATGGAGGTGCAGCGCGTGACCGGCCGGGCCGTGCCGAGCGACGAGGGGGTGGAATACGATGTCATCCTCCACTACGACACGCGCTTCATGGACCCGGATTTCCTGAAGAACGTGATGGAACACGTCAACCAGCAGATCCTCCCGACCGACAGCACCGGGTCGACCAACCGCGCGGCGCTCACCAAGTGGATGTGGCAGGCCATCGACCCCGACCTGGCCGAGCAGCTCACCGACCCGCAGGAGAAGGCGACGCAGCGGATGCACGAGCAAGTCGCGCAGGACGCGGCGATGATGTTCCTCGGCAACGAGGCGCAATACGTGGCCGAGGATCCCGCCGCCGGCGCCAAGCTGCAAATCCTCCAGCAAATCGTGACCGCCAACCCCAACTACATGGCCGGCTTGCAGAGCAACGAGCGGTTTCAGGCGCTGATGAAGAACTACGGCAAGAACCTCGCGATGTCGGTCGAGCAGCAGCAGAACAAGATGACCGGCCGCACGGGTGTGAAGCCGGTGGACCAGCAGGCCGGTGGGGGGATGGGGATGATGCTGGGGAAGGGGTGAGGCGGGGAGTGACCAGTGAGCCAGAAAGCCAGTGAACCAGTGAAGATATGAATCTATCCGAGATCGGTGCGGCCCTCGGCACGTTGAGCGCGACGCAGGCGGAGGCGGTGGCGGAGGTGTTGCGGGCGGCGAGCGCAGAGGAGGTCGGGACGCTGGCCGGGCCCGACCAGGCCGATGGCGCCCGCCACTACAACGCCGGCCGCCTCGCCATGGTCGAGGACCTGCGCGTGGATTGGCAGGAGCGCATCCTTGCCGCCCGCCGAGAAGCAGCGGAGTGAATGTCAGCGCCGTGCAAAATTCGGACTAATTCGGACTAATTCGGACCAATTCGACAGGCGGACCCTTTCCGCAGACACAAGCCCGTGGTTGATGCTCAAGCGTCGCCACGGGCTTTCCGTTTTGGGCCAGGGCGACGCCGGCCAGCGATGACCGGTCAACCCCACCAAAGCGAGTTCCCGACCTTGCAGGGCTACCGCAATGAGCAAACCGACCGAAGGAGTCCAGGCCACTCCCGCCGCGCCCGCGGCCAAACCTGAGAGCAGCAACATCCCGACACGGCAACAGGTGTTCGGGTCCGTCACCAAGGCCTTTGCCGAATACCACGGCTTGGTTCCCGAGGAGACGAAGGCGCCTGACGAGACCGCGGCTGACGCACCGGATTCGGAGAGCGCCGCCGAGGACACAGAAACCGTTCTTTCTCAGGACGAATCAGAGACGCCGGCGGCCTCATCCGAAGAGACCGCCGAGACGGAAGCGACGACAGAAGGCGACGATCCCAAGCCGGACGATGGCCCCGCTCTCACCAAGGGGATGCAGAAACGCATCGCCAAGTTGGAGGAGAAGCACCAGCGCGAGGTCGAAGAGCTCAAGGCCCAACTGGCGGAGCAGCAGAGCAAGCAACCGGATCCGACGGCCAGCGCCGCCGCTCCGGCCAGCGCGCCCGGCAGCTACGACCCGGTGGAGACCCAGCCCGAGGTGATGGCGCTCCGCACGCAGGAACAGGAACATCAGCGCACGGTGGCCGCAGGGCGCCGGGCATTGGCAGACCTGGAGACCGACCCCGACAAGGTGTTGACCTTCCTCAAGCTGGAGGACATCGGCGAAGCGCAGCAATACATCCGCGAGCAAGTCGAGCAGGCGCAGGACAAGTTGTCCGGCATCCGCTCCGACCTCTCGTTGGAACGCCGCGCCGCGCGACAAGCCATCACAGCCGCCAAAGCGCAGATCGATCAGGTGAGCAAGGCGGAGTTCCCCTGGGTATCGGACCCGAAGGATCCCCGCTCGGCCATCCGCAAGACCTCGCTGGAGCAGCTCGGGCCGTATGCCCACCACCCCAGCGCCCCGCTGTTCAGCGCGGTGTGGGCCGATTGGGTGTATCGCCACGAGGCCAAGGCCAAGAATGGCACCGGCACCACCAAGCCGGCCCCGCCCAAAGCCGTCGCCGCCCGCCGCACCGCCGCACCGCCCTCCGCACAAGCCCCGAGACGGGGTGATGCCGCCGGCGCCTCTGAGGATTCCGAAGGAAGGAGCACCGCCAACAACGAGAAGGCCCGCAGGGGATACTTCGACGGATTGGCGGCTCGCGCGCTCAAATGACATGCCAGCACTCGTAGAACAGAACCAAGTCGGTAAGCGGGAGGACCTGCTCAACCTGATGACCGTCGCGGACGCGGCGGAGAAGCCCTTCATGGCCATGGTGCCGAAGGGGAACAAGCCCACCAACATGGAGTACTCCTACCTCGTCGATAAGTTCGACGATCTGGACCTCGGCGGTGTGGCGGACGGGCAGGACTCGACCAACTTCGAGGATCCGGCCGAGTACCGGAAGCGTCTCTACACCTTCTGCATGGAGAAGAAGCGGGACGTGGCTGTGGGCAACCAAGCCGAGGACGTCTCGGACGTGGCCGCGGTCACCAGTGAGTTCTCCAAGGGTTTGGAGAAGAAGACCGAGGAACTGAGCCGCGACATGGAAGGCCAGTTGTGCTCCACCCTCAACCACGCTCGCGGCACCTCCAGCATCAGTCCAAACCGGCTCCGCGGCCTGTTCTCGTGGATCTCCTCCACCGCACAGTCCGGCGAGTTCCCGGTGGACAGCGACTACCTCACGCCGAGCGGCGCCATCTACTCCGGTGCGCTCGCCTCGTTCAACGAGATCACCCACTTCAAGCCCATGCTCCGGGCGCAGTTCGACCAAGGCCGCAAGGCCAACGCGGACTACGTGCTGCTCTGCGGCTCCCAGGTGAAGCAGTACTTCACCGACAACTTCACAAACTACAAGGGTTCGGACACCAACACGTATGCCGCCACCCGCATCTTCAGCCAGTCGCCCTATGAGGCGGACAGCCTGGGCGGCAAGATCCAGTCGAACATCACCGTCTACGACGGCGACTTTGGCCTGGTGAAGCTCGTGCCGAGCGTGTTCTTGGCGCGCGACGTGTCGGCGACCGCCGGCCAGCTCTACGGCGCCCTGCTCGACATGAACATGTTTCAGGCGCGGTTCCACACCATGCCCAAGGTCAAGGTCCTCGCCGATGGCGGCGGCGGCCCGCGGGCGACCATCCGCACCGTGTTCTCCCTCGCGTGCCTCAACCCCAAGGTGGCCGGTAAAATCGTCGGCTCCTGATCCACGCGGGCAACCTCCACCTCCCTCCAAGGAAACAAGCACCATGGCACTCCGCTGGCAGAATCTTACCAACGAAGAGAAGTCGACCACGTTGATGACCCACAAGCTGGTCGTCGACTACTCCGACCTGCTCACCTACACCTCGGCGACCGCGTTCGCGCTGTTCCCGCAGCCCCTCGGCACCGCCACCACTCCGGGCGGCACGTTCTTCGGCCCGGTCGCCGTGTACGTGAACACCACGTTTGCCGGCACCGGCCCGCTCACCGCGCTCACCCTGAGCATCGGTGACGGCGGTAGCGCGACGCGCTACCTCAACGCGGCGAACGTGTTCACCACGGCCGGGTGGAAGTTCGGCACCATCGCCGCCACGCCCTTCGGCACGGAAGTGGCCGACACTGTCGATGGTGTGCTCACCGCGACCGGTGGAACGCTGGCCGCCCTCACAGCGGGCCGTTTCACCGTGTTCGCGCACATCGCGGACTTCAACCGCTTGCTTTGACCCACCGGGCGGCTGGGCCTGTCTGGTCCAGCCGCTTTCAGCCGTGCGAGTCGCGGCGTGCCGGGTTTGCCCCCTCTGCCCGGCGCGCTGCATCCCTTTCAGAAGAGGCGGGCTTTCGGTCATCGGGTTCCTGCGCCATGTCCCTGCACGTCGACATCTCCGAACTGCCACCCGAGGTCCGCAAGGAATTGTGCGACGGCCGCCATGCTCGCGAGGTGGCCGCCCTGCAAGTCGCCCACATCCAGCAGCAGCGCCTCGCCCGCCAGCTCCATTCCGACGGGCTCGACGAGCGCCGCGCGGTCGATGGCATCGGCTCGGCCAAGCTCGAGATCACCCCGGAGTCGTTCCACTACTGGGGCGCCCACTTCAAGCGGCGCGACGATGCGGCCGGCATCATCGGCACCACCGGCTACGAGTGCTGGAAGGACCCGCAGTTCGTGCGTGAGTTCGCCCGCGACAATCCCGCCGCCCGCGTCCGCTGCCACGGCACCCGCATCCAAGTGCAGGGCGGCTTCACCGGCAACGTCCGCAGCCGCCAATCCTACGGCGCATGACGACCCTTCCCGCCAGCCACATCCTGCGCGCCGCGTCGGCCCTCATCGGGCAGCCGTTCGAGGTGGACAACGGTGTGGACGCCGAGCAGTTCGGCATCCTGCGGTCGCTCCTCGACAGCCGGCTGGATGATGCGTGGTCGATTGAAGATTGGCCGGACCTCATCCGCACCGAGCGCAGGTCGTGGGACGATTGGTTCGTCTCCGGCACCACTTATCCCGCAAACAAGGCCGTGGTCGATTACACCGGCAACGCGCGCTACCTATCGCTAGCCGATGGCAACGCCGCCGCGCTGACCGACACGACGAAGTGGTGGCGCATCGACCACACGCTGGTCCCGCCCGCATGGGATCCCGCCGCGACCTACACCGCGGGCGATGTCGTCTTCGACTCGGGAGATCCTTATCAGTGGTATGTGGCCATCGCCACCGTGCCGGCGGGCACCGTCACCGCCGAGCAAGCCTACTGGCGGGGCATCTCCGGCACCCTGCCATCGGAGTTCCCGGTCAACGTCGCCGGTCGGAGCGAAGATTCGCTCATCGAGGGCGACGTGTTGGCGGTCTATGCCGCCGACCCGCGCACCACCCGCAAGCGGCAACCGCTCTACACCGAGCTGACCAACGAAGGGATCCGCGTGGGGGGCAATCCCGGCTTCGCCTGGTTCGTCTACCGCACCCTGCGACCGGTCATCAAGGGCATCGCCTATGATGCCGTGGCGGAGTACGCCATCGGCGACCAGGTCTATTTCCAAGGCGCCGCTTCGGGAGATTTCTACGATGCGTCGGAAGCCACCTCGGCGGGCGAATCGCCGGACAGCCAGCCCGGGAAGTGGGCCTTGGTGGAGTTGCCGGCCTACTTCCACGGTTTCCTGAGCCGCGGCATCTACGCGGACTGGCTGCGCAGCGATGGCCAGGGCGACAAGGCCGACACCCAGGAGAACAGCGCCATGGAGCAGCTCGGCCGCGCCAAGGACCAAGCCTTCGGCCGCCGCATCCAACGTCTCGATTACAAACCCGCGTGAACATCAGCCGCTACGGCCCTCCCAACCGGCCAACCACTCCCCCACCCAGCCTTCCCATGAACATCACCCTCTACGGAGTCACCAGCACCGGGGCGCGCGTCGCCATCGTCCTCGATGCCTCCGGCTACCTTCAGACCGCTTTGAGCTGACCCTATGAACGCTGTCGCTTTTGGTAAAACATCGGCCGGAGTCTCCTTGCCCTTGGCGGTGAACTCCGCGGGCAAGGTGCTTGTCTCGTTGCCCGCGGACCCATCGTTCACCTCCATCAATCTGACCACGGGCGGCACGATTCCGGCCAACGGCGCCTGGCTTCCTGCTGCGAACACGCTGGAATTCGCCGCCAATTCGCTGGCGCAGTATCGGATTGCTCCTCTTGGCGTGTTCTCTTGGTACGATGGTGCAGGCGGCACGCGGATGACGCTCAATTCTAATGCGCTTGCTATTGGCGTTACAGGAGTGCTCGGGGCTGGAAGTTTGCAATTTCCGGTAGGAACCCAAATTGGATGTCAAAGTGACAACTTTGTTTTTGGGTCAAATTCAAAATATGATGGTGGCTGGAAATACGTGACGGCTGGAAAAGCCGCTTTG